GTTATGAATATTACAAACGTAATCTACTAAACCATTACGATGTGGATGTGTACATTCATAGTTGGAAATTTGATGGTGAAAGAAAACTTTTGGAACTTTATAGACCAACAAGTTATGAATTCGACACACCACCATTGGTTGATTACGACAGCAAGTATACAAATACACCAAACGCAGAGAAATATCCTCCAAGATTTACATATCGAATGTTCTATTCGATGAATGAATGTAGGAAATTAGTCTTTAATGATTATGATTGGATTATTCGTTCTCGTACAGATTATGCATTGAACGTGAAGATTCCTTTCGAACAGTTGGACAATTCCAAGTTGTACATACCAAATTGCAGAATGGTACCGACAAGAGACTTTGGGAATGACCAGTTTGCTTTTTCGTCAAAAGAAAATATGATGAAATATATGTCAACATATGAAAACATTGATGAATACTACAATGGTGGCAATCAATTCATTGGTGAAGACTTGATGAGAGCAAACTTACACAAACACGGTTTGATTGGTGAGAAACTTGTCTATGTGAACATGAACAATCCATTTCCACCCGGCACACACAACGGAACATGGCACTCTTTAATTCGGGATGATTACGAACAATGGACATAATCATAAAGGAACTCAGTGGTCATTCCGGTTGTAAAATATTCTTAAAAGAAAATCAAACTGGTTTGTACGTTGAAAAAACTGGTAATATAGAAAGAAATTTCAATCAAATGAAGTTTCTATATGATGCATGTTATCCTGTTCCTGAAATATATTCTGTTAGTGAAAATGTTCTAATCATGGAATACATCCATGGTTTGGATATGAAGAATTATCTAATACACAATAATAGTCACCAGCTGTTTAATTTTTTGTCTGTTTTAATTGATAATTTTTCTGGTGATTCCGAAATGAAAGACTATACCGAAACTTATTACAATAAGTTGAAGTGGTTAGACGACTGTGATGAAATGCCATTCACAAAGGAAGAATTGATTGACAGATTGCCTAAAATATTGCCACAGTCAACATATCATGGTGACTTGACACTAGAGAACATCATACATACCGATCCAGGATTTCACCTGATCGATCCTGTCACAATAGAATATGATTCGTTTGTCTTTGACATTGCAAAACTCAGACAAGACCTGGAGTGCAAATGGTTCTTGAGAAATGATAAGATAAAACTGGAAGTTAAGTTACAGAACCTACAAAATAAACTAAGAAAACAATATGAAGAGTTTTTCGACGACAATCTTCTAATATTGATGTTGTTGAGAGTCTATCTACATACTAAACAAGGTGATGACAATCATAAATTCATTATGAAGGAAATAAACAGACTATGGAAATAATTGTACCCGCAGCAGGACTATCTACAAGATTTCCTGACATGAAGCCAAAATATCTCTTGTACGATTACAAGGGTGAAATGATGTTGATGAATGCACTGAGAAAATATAGAGAACTCGGTATGAAAATCAACATCGGTATTCTAAAAGAACACCAAGACAAATATGCTGTCATAGAACAGATACAACATGAATGGCCCGACAATCTTAATTTTGTTGTGATTGATAAACCAACCAAGGGGCCTGCCGATACTGTATATCGCATTTTATCCGAATCTGGTACAAAAGGTGAGTTCTTAGTTAAAGATTGTGACAGTTTCTTTGACCACGAAAACACATCAGGTAATTATATTTGTGTTTCCAACATCTCTGAACATGAGATTCTGAAGAAGTTGGCATCAAAAAGTTTTGTTATTGTTAATGAACAAGACATTGTAACCAATATCATAGAAAAACAGGTTGTTTCAGACACATTCTGTGTTGGTGGTTACAAATTCGAAAGTGCTGAACAATACAAGTCTGCTTTTGAATATGTTTCACAAATGGATGGTGAAATCTTTGTTTCTGATATTATTGGTCGAATGTTGGATCAAGGGCACATTTTCACCAAGAGAAGTGTCACAAATTATGTTGACGTTGGAACCGCGAATGATTGGTTTGAATATAATGACAGACCAGTGATCTTCTGTGACATTGATGGTACAATTGTCAAGGCACAATCTAGACTGGATCTGGAAAGTAAGTGTCTTGAAGTACCTTTACAGAATAATGTGAAAAGATTATTGAAACTCCAAGATAGTGGCGCACAATTTATCTTTACTTCTGCTAGGGAAAATGAGTATACATCACTGACAAGAGAGATGTTATATCGGTTAGGTTTCAAGAGTTTCACTTTGATTTGTGGTCTACAGAATTCTAGAAGAATTTTGATCAATGACTACAACAAGGCCAATCCTTATCCTAGAGCTGAAGCCATTAATTTATATCGTGACTCTGACAATCTGAGTGACTTTCTATGATACCCGATAAGAATCTGTTTATTGTTACTTCATCACTTAAACCGGCCATTGGTGCATTTAATGATGAGGAAAGATTTTCACAGACAGTTGCATCATTGAAGTCTATACGCAAGGTATTACCTGATGCAATTATATTGTTTGCAGATGTTTCGGTTAGACCAGTCTCGGAGTTAGAAAAAGAAACTTTGGCTGGTTTATCAAATTATTATCTCGACTTATCAGAAGAACCAAATACCAGATATTGTGCAGTTAATGGTCTAAAGAGTCATGGTGAAAACTGTTTGTTGTTTGCGACACTTGCAACAATTAAAAATGACTTAAAATTAAGTAAGATGCTCAGTTCCGTGAAAAGAATATTCAAGTTTTCTGCAAGGTCTGAACTTGAAGATAGTTTCGATATGAAAGAATATGAACACTTATTTGGTAAGTTTGTATTCAAGAAAAGAATACCAACTTGGACTGGTGATATCAAATTCGGTGCAGACCATCTATTAATCACCAGAATGTGGTCGATGTGCCCATCTTTAATGGACACTTATTTATCAATTATTCAACAGAATCTGGGAATGTTGTCCAATGGTATTGCCGACACCGAACATGCACATTATGTAAATATACCAAAAGACTATTTGGTTGAATTTGACAAAATACATTGCTGGGGTTGGCTGGCGGGAAATAGACAAATCGAACATTATTGAGTGCTATATATCGAACCGAATATTTGACAAATTTGCCAGTGTGTAGTATAATCCATTATAAATAAATCCACGGGCAACCAAAGTGTGTTGCAATCAAAGGCAAATTAATGAAATCTTTTAAGTCATTTATCAGAGAGCAGGTAGAGCCTGAAGAAGAAGGCGCGAGCCGTCAGATCAAACATTTGACGCACGTTGAGGATCGCCCTCTCCAAAAAGGAGAAAAGGGTGCAAAACATGCCATGAAATCTCTGATGGCTGCGGCTGAACACATAAAACAAGGTAAAAAGACTTCCGAACTAACAACAAAATATGATGGATCTCCTGCTATCGTTTATGGGCATCACCCAGAAAATGGTAAGTTTTTTGTTGCATCCAAATCAGCCTTTAACAAAACACCTAAGGTCAACTATACTCCAGCTGATATCGTAAAGAACCACGGCCATGCACCTGGGCTTGTCTCCAAACTAAAAGAAGCACTCAAGCACCTACCCAAAGTCGCACCAAAAGAAGGTGTTTACCAAGGCGACATGATGTTTTCCGCTGAAGATAAGAAGAAAAGTGGCGATGGCGGAACATCTTTCAATCCAAATCCTTCTGGTTTGACATACACCGCACACGGAGATCATAAGAAATCCGTAGACAAGGCAAAAATTGGTGTTGTTACACACCTTTCATATCATGGCAAAGATTCCAAAAATCTAAACGCATCACATGAAGTTGATCACGAAAACTTCCAGAAACATTCGGATGTATTCTCAGTCGATCCAAGAATGGACACATCAAAGGTTCATTTTAGTAAAGAACACCAAAAACAATTTGATAAACATATTAGAATGGCTCAGTCCGTCCACGATACACATGGCGACGACATGTATGCTGGTACAAGCACACATCATGGTGTCGCCGGCCATCTAGAAACTTATATGAACCACACAGTTCGCACTGGTGAAGAACCAAATCACCAAAACTTTAAAAATTGGTTAGAAACCACCAAAAACAAAGCTATTGATAAGTTAAAGACTGAAAAGAACAAAACAGCCAAACAATCAGAGCTGAAAGATGAACTAGGCAAGATTGAGAGAAATAAGAAACACTATAACAATTTATTCAAAATGCATGGGCATCTACAGGCTGCAAAGAATGTTTTGATTGATGTAATGAATCAACACCAAGAATTTCAACATAAACATGGTGGTGAAACTGCTAATCCAGAAGGATACGTATTTCACCACGGAAATGAATCGGATAAATTTGTAAATAGAGCAGAATTTTCCCGCAGAAACTTTGCTGGAATTAGAAACATATGAAAAAATTCTTAGAAAAATTACATGAGGACGAACAGACACACAGTCCTGTGGTCATGGCTTTTGGTCGCATGAACCCACCCACAATTGGGCATGAGAAGTTGGTCAACAGAGTTAAAGATATTGCGAGTGACTATAATGCACCGCATCATGTGATCATTTCACATACAATGGACACAAAGAAAAATCCTTTGGCTGCAAATGTCAAATTAAAACACGCAAAGAGATTTTTCCCAGACACCAATATAGATGTTTCGAGCAAAGAGAGACCAACTTTCTTACAGCACGCTGCAGCACTTCATGCAGCTGGTCACGACCATCTAGTCATGGTTGCTGGTTCTGATCGTATACCAGAATATGAACAAAAGTTAAATCAGTACAATGGAACTGGTCCTGGAAAGTTGTTCAACTTCAAAAAGATAGAAGTCAAGTCTGCTGGACAAAGAGATCCTGATTCTGAAGGTGCAGAGGGTATGTCTGCATCGAAGATGAGAGAACATGCAGTCAACAACCGTTTTAATGACTATATCGACAAAGACGGTAAAAAGAAACCCGGTTTCAAAAGTGGTATTCCATCACACGTTCCAGAGAAACATGCAAAAGAATTGTTCCGAGATGTGCGAAAAGGGCTTGGTATCAATGAAGATTTCAACAGAGGTCTATTTAAAGCAATTTTCGTGACAGGTGGGCCAGGTTCAGGTAAAGATATCATTATCCGTGAAGCTATCGCTGAAAGTAAATCCGTTGAACTGAATTCAGTTCAGGCTTTCGATATTCTGATGGACAAACAAAAACTCTCAGAGAAGTCAAACGATGTTCGCAGAGAAGCAATCAGAAATCGTGGTCCATTGATCATTAATGGGCCTGCTGATGACAATAGACTGTTGTCAATCAAAGAAGAACTGGAAGAATTAGGTTACGAAACATCTATGGTGTTTGTTGACACGACAAACGAAGCCAGTAAGAATAGAAACGAAAAGCTGGCAAAAATGATTGCCGAATCTGTCAGATATGATAAGTGGAAACAAGCTCAGTCTTGCAAGCTCTCTTATTCTAAAGAGTTTGAGAACTTTATCAACTTCAATAACAGTTCTACATTAGAAGAAATTGAAGAAGATATTACTGACACCTACGAAAAAATAAATAGGTTCATTGAGAACAAAAATTACAATGAAATTGCGTTCTCTTGGTTAGAAAGCCGCGGTAAAATCAATATCGCAGAATCTTATGGTTTATTATTTAAGGAAGATGAAAATGTTAAGAAAAATTCTAGATTTTTTGAGAATTACAAGTCCAAGCGCAACGCCGGAAAAGCATCCACTGGATATACAAAAGTATCAGCCGGTTCAGGCCCCAGAGCCGCAGGTCCAGGAGATATCCCAGCCGACAATCGTGCAGGAGACCCCAACGCCGACAATATCAAGTGGGACGACAACAAGCGAACCGGCAGTTACATCTTCCGAACCTACACCGAAGAAAACTCGCAGCAAAGCCGCAAAGACTACCCAGAACCACAAGAGACAAACTTCAGCAAAGACAAAGAAAAAATAAAGAAGAAGGGTCTAAGAGACTCTCCTACGGTTAGTCAGAGATTGAGAAACGTTACATCAATTGGACCAGAATTCGATACCCGTCAACAGGGAACAGTTTATCCAATGTCTGGTCTAGGTGATGTGACGTATAGAGAAGAGACAAATTTTCATTCTTTCAGAAATAAAATGAAAGAATCTTTTATGGATCCAGGCGACAATGAGATGGGCGTTGCTGGCGTTTTGAACGGTGCAACAAACAAGGAACCAATTCAAAGTCCAAAAGACAATGTTGGTATAACAACAGAAAAGAAAAAGAAAAAGAAATGAAATCATTCCTAGACTTTGCCAAAGAAAAAGAAAATGACGAACTGAAGAGACAGGTCGATCATTTTAAACAACTTTCGGATAAAAATAAAGAAAGTGCCGAGAATGCTTTAATGAAAGGTGATACAGATGGTCATGCTCTATTCATGGCAAAAGTAAATCACTTTGACACTCAACACGAATTTTTAAAATCTAAAATGAATGAGAGTGTTGAACAGGTTGATGAAAATCATGTTGCTATCGCCATGGGTAAAGAAATAGACGATGAAGGTAGTATGATTATGAACCAACTGGATCAAATCGAGCGTTCAATTAAAATGTTACGCGATACAGTAAAAGATCCAGAAATGCAGATTCCTGCTTGGGTTCAATCTAAAGTTACTTTGGCCGCAGACTACATGGAAACTGTTGCTGGTTACATGTCAAGCAAAAACGAAAAAGTCAGTGAAGAAGTTGATCTTGATGAGGCATCACCAGCTTGGCAACGCAAAGAAGGCAAATCAGCATCTGGTGGTTTGAACCGCAAAGGTATCGCTTCTTATCGTAAACAAAATCCAGGATCAAAGTTATCGATGGCTGTCACAACAAAACCATCAAAGTTAAAACCAGGTTCGAAAGCAGCAAATAGACGCAAGTCTTTCTGTGCAAGAATGTCGGGAATGAAGAAACGTTTGACTTCTGCTAAGACGGCAAAAGATCCAAACTCTAGAATAAATAAGTCACTACGCAAATGGAATTGCTAAAAGGAAAACAAAAATGATCAATATAAAAAAACAAGATCCTGTTGCTGATGTTGTCAAAGATATTTTACAACAAGAAGCATTAAAAGGCAATCAACACAAAATTGACAAGAACAAGAATAATAAGATCGATTCTCACGATTTTAAAATTCTGCGTGGTGAAAAGCCAGAAGTAAAAGAAGGCTGGGATGACATGCTCAAAGCCGGAAAAGAACGTGCCGAAAGAGAGAGACAAGAAATGGGCACAGGCAAATTCAATAAACAAGAAGTGAAACCTGGTGTAGTAAGATACACAAAAAAGCCAGAAAAATATGAACCAGCCGAAAAGACACAAAAAGAAGAAGTTGAACAGATTGATGAACTAAAGAAGTCAACTCTTGGTTCTTACGTTTCAAAAGCGTCACGTGATGCCACCATTCAACGTAAAATTGGTGCCGACTTCGAAACATTGGCAGACAAGTCTAGAAAACCTAGCATGAAAAAAGCAGCAACAACACTTTCTGACAAGTATAAAGCTAAAACATGGTCTCGCCTTGCTGGAGTTGACAAAGCTGTTGGTCGTTTGGCAAAAGAAGAAGTTGAACAAGTGCAAGAACGCGAAATGACTTCTGGTGAGACAGCAGAGAGAGAACGTATTGTAAAAGGCATGAAAAAAGGTTTCTCCGGTTTCAGACAACGTTATGGCGATAAAGCAAAATCTGTCATGTATGCAACCGCAACCAAAAATGCCATGAAAGAAGAGGCACTGGAAGAAGGCAAACGTCCAGAAGGCGATACAGTTCCTTTTGTTCAGAATGCAAATACATCTTCTTCACCAATGAAGAAAATCAAAGAAGTTGCTGGTGCAGCAATGAAGAAGATTTCTAAAGACTTAAAAACTAAGTAAAATGAATAAGACTGCATCTAAATTAAAAGAAATTGTTAAGAGAACTGTTGCCGAAAAACCATCTTTCGGCACAGATCCTATGGAACCATGGTCCGCAAAATACAATGTAACGGAAGATGCAGCTCTTGATAGATATCTTTTATCTAGAGGTTTGAATCCGAAGTATGTGAACAAGGATCTAAAAGTTTCACATGCAAAGTCTAATGCATTCATAAATTGGAAAAGTTCTCATTCGAATGAGATTCAAAAAGAATCGATGACTTCTGCACATACGCCTGTAGCGAAAAGACAACATCAATTAAAGAAGTCTGCACACTTTGGTAAAGAAATCCGAACTAACGGCATTCATGGTTCAAAACTACATTCGGAAGCCGTTGATAAAAGAGATACTGTCACATTCGATATTCCATTTCTAATCAGAGTGTTGGAATACTCGCGTGAGGATGCCAAGACTGATATGGATCTACACAATGTTGTAACCAAATTGATCCATATCCGTAACAAGGGTGTCTTGACAATGAAGGACTACAACTTTGTTACCAGACTGAAAGAACACTTCGAAATCGATGGTGTTATCACCGAACAAGAATGTAAGTGTTCAGACAAAAAAGAATGGGATAAGAAAGCACAAGCCCGTTCTGAAATCTGGAGAAGAAAGCGTCTAAAGATTGATGAAGACAAATATCAAGATCCAATGGCTGCAACACAGACTGTTGGTTCAGAAGTTGATACCGATTCTGTACCAAAAAGAAAACGTGAAATGACAAAATCTGCAAGAATGATCAAGTCAATTTACAAGAAGAAACGTGTTAAGAATGTCAAAGAAGAACTATATGATCACGAAAAAGAAGATAAAGGTGCGAAATTTGGTGAAAAACCATTTGCTGCAGCTGTTCTCAAGGGCGGAAAAACAATGACTGGTACACAAAGAGACACCATCGAAATTGATCCAATGATGCGTGCCAAGCCAGGAAAAGTAAACAGATAAATAGTAGATAACCCACAGGTTAAAAGGAGAATATAAATGTCATCTTGGGGAAATAACGACAATGCAGCTAACGCGCCTTACTGGGCAGTTAACTCAACAATAGTAAATGCAGTTGATGTGAAGGCATCAGCTGCAGCACCAACCGCAGCTAACGTTGCGCTTCTGTATGGCAACACAACTGCTGATGTTTACACCACTGGTGAAACAATTGGTCTTTTCGGTGTTGATGGTCAAGAAGCCGATGTTAATGGCAATGGTACAGTTCACACAGGCTGGGTTCTAAAGACTACAGGTTCTGGTGGTCGTGCTGGTAGAATTCAACAAGAAGTTCTGGTTGCTCTAAGCGAAATGAAATCTGATGGTGATGGCCAACAGTATCCTAACGTTTCGATTACACTTGTTAGCCCATCTAACGCTACAGTTGCTTCAAGTTCTTCTAATGCCAACTCTGTTGCATTCACTGTTGATACCACATTAGCTGGAAATACTTCTGCAACACTGGGTTATCAATGGCAAGTTAACAGCAACACAGGTGATCTGGGCTGGACAAACGTTGCGAACAGCACACCAACCAACACAAGTTATATTGGTGGCACAACAGCAACACTGCTTGTCTATCCAAAGACAGCCGCAGCGAACGCATTTGTGTTCCGCGCAATTGTTACGGCCGCAGATCAAGGCGTATCCGCAACATCTGCAAACGCAATAATTACAATCATGTAATTAAACTGGGGATGGTGAGAGCCATCCCCTTTTTATAAGATGTTTGATGATTTGAATGAAGATAATTTTATGATGTATGCGATGAAAGCATATGTTTCGCCGCACTGCATCATGTCGGAATTTGAGGGAGATATCAAAAGAATAAAATATCTGAAAAGATTATTCAGAAGATATAAGATAACAAAATCCCTCAAAGAACGTCTGATTTTAAATCACATCATCTTATTAAACAATGTTTTTGGTCCTAAAGTGACAGCAAGAATATTGTTTTATAAGACCGATGAACGCGATTATGATATTTTGAAAACCTTTCTTGCTTATCTGGACATTGCACCTGATGTGGTGTACGGAATAAGAGGAAAGAATATTCTTGTTACTGAAATTCCGTTAGAAACAAATGTCGCAGAGATATTACTCAAAATATGAAAACATTCAAACAATATTTGGACGAAAAGGGAAGATGCTGGC